CGTTACAAGACTGCTATCAAGTGAGATTGCGTTACCGCTTGCGTCAAAAGCACCAGCAGAATCATCAATAGAAACTACTGTTCCAGCGTATGCTTTGTAAATTGCTTCATGATCCATATTTTCTGTTGTTAAGTTGTAATTTCCTGTAAAGTCATAGTGCTTGTCCCTGCATAATTTGTTGCGTTATAGTATTCATTTAATTTGGAGGTATATCCAGCAGCATGATTTCGCCATTGTAATTTATAAGTAGTTGCACTTGTTGTTGATGGACTATCAAGAAATTCATATCCTTGTTGTATAATTTTATCTCCATCGATATAAGCCATCATCGTTGAAAAATGAACAGGTGTCGTTGATGGTTGAGCAATATTTGTACTACCTCTAAGTAAATTAATATGAATAACAGGATTATGTGTACTTGAAAGACAAAGTGAAAACCTAATTAGAACTTTATTACTGTTAGAACTAGGTGTAATCGTTGCTGACATTCCAGTTAAATCCGAAAAAGTATTTGAAGTTGTTGATGTAGCATCATTTTTAAAGGTTTGTATAGTTTGAATAATTCCACCATTAGCACCACTTGTAAGGCCACCGACAGGAACGATTGAATTGACTTTTATTTGGCTCATAAATCTATTATATACACTTTTATACTACAGTCCATGTTTCTCCAGAACCAACTGTAACGGTAACTCCGCTTTGAATTTCTATAGGGCCAAAACTTCCTGCGTTTTTGCCATTAGATATGGCATAATCTGAAGTTATCGTTTGTCCGTTTTCCCAAAATATTTGATCGCCTCCGTTACCTTCAGCACCACCTGCTGTCCCCCAACCTAATGCACCACTTTCATCAATAGCAATTAAAGCAAAGCCAGAACCAGCACTAATTGTAGATGCGGCAGTAGGTGTAGTAGAGGGTAAAGTTATACTTAAATTTGAAGCAAGAGTAGCTGGTGCTTTTATTGCAACATACTCACTACCTGAGTTTTCTAGTAGCCTTAATTCTTTTTGATTTTCTATAGTCAAACTATTTTGATCTGCAAATGCTATTGCAGCCTGATTAGCAGTAAGTCCTAATTGATTTGTACTTTTTTTATATAGTCCAGTTCCAGTATCTCCAAAATGCAAAGCCGGTGCTGTATTTGATCCAGCAGTAGCAGTCAAAACACCAGTAAGAGTCCCTCCTGATGCTGATAAAAAACCAAAGTTTGTATCTAAAACATTTCCTAAAGTGACGAAACCTGTATTTGTTGGGTGTTTTATTTTTAATAATGCTGTGCCAGTGCCTGCGTCTGTTGTATTTATATGTAATTGATAAGATGCAAGGTTAGCCGCACCAGAAGGGTCACCATCAGCACTATTAACAGTCCTTAATGCTTCAAATATATTTTTCATTGCTGTTCTTACAGCAGACCCAGTTCCGTTAGCAGGTGAAAAATTACTTGAACTTTCTTTTCCAAGTGAATCAACTCTTGCCATTTAATTAAGCTCCTTTTCCATATCCTAACGCTTGAAATGTAAATTTCACATCTATAGGTGTATTTGATGAGTTCTTAAATACTATTGTAAACCCTGTTCTTGAAATAGCACTTAATACATAAAACGCACCGCTTGGCATATCCTCTGGTGAGATTACTACAGATGGAAGAAATGCTGTTGTTGATCCACCTATGTCACTTGTTCCTGTAAAAAATGGTTTAGCAAATGTTACATCTAACCCGCTTGAACTAGTACCAGATTGTTGACCAACAGATACAGTATTACCTGATGAATCTATATATTTGTTTTCTGTTCTTGATGGCAAAAAAGCATCAAAACCTAATTCTGTAAACTTAATATTTTCGTTGACATCAACAGAAATAAGATTTGCTTGAAATTTAAAAGCCCTTGCACTAAATGAACCATTAGTTAAATTTTGCTCTGTAGTAAAACTTGAATTATCTTGTGATGTTAAAACTTGCACTCTACTTTTCAAACGATCACTACCAACACCGTCAAAATTATCTCTTGCATCTAAATCAGGAATAGAATCAAATAAATCTGATACTAAGAACCCTTCACTAATAATATGTCTTTTTAATCTTATATTTTGGTAAACAGCAGCAAAATCCAAAACAGATGCAAATTCATAAGTGCCAGTTAAGTTTGAGGCTGGATCAGAAAGTTGTAAAGCACCAGAACTAACAGTGACATTAGTTTTATTTCCACTAAATCCTGTTTGTTCTCTTTGACTTTTAACAAGCAATTCGTCAGCCATTTCTGGCAATGCAAGTTCTACTTTTGCCTCTGTTGCTGAAAACCTACCACCTAAATCCTTAAATTTAAGGCTATATGTCCCTGATAAAGCTGGCAGTATCGCTTCATTAGTTGCCCCATTTATACTTTCATTTAAAGGAGTTGAGTTTGCAAATGTAGCTGAAGATGATGTGTTTGGAGAATGTCTTATTTCACAAACCCCACCAAATTCAACGTCAAGGCTTGTTGTTTTTGTCCATGTTAATCTTACTTGTGAATTATTAAATGGCTCAATTTGTAAACCTGTAGGATTCTCTGGAACAGCAGTTAGACCTATAGTATCAACAGTAGTTTCGGTTGGGCTGGCACTTCGTTCTCCTTTTGAATTTATTGTATAAATTTGTATAAAATATGACCCAGCTTCCGAGGGTAAGATTTCAAACTCTGATTCTTGCAAAACTTTAACATTGGGGTTTTCATCATCTTTTATATAAATAAGTTCATAACTAGAAGCACCTTCTACAGATTCCCAATCAATAAACAATTTTGGTACTGGCCTTCCGTCAAGTTTAATAATTTCTTCTTTAATAGCTTTTGTTCCATCAGATCCATCAATTATCTGCGGTGATGGTAAAAGGCTTGTAAGAATATTAATATTTTTAGTTGGAAGTTGTTCACCATCTTCAACTGCTAAATATTTATTTTCGTTATAATTAACGGCTGTAATTGTAAAAGTTTTTTTAGTATTTTCTTTAATATTTACAACTCTAAATGCCTGTACTGCTATTTCACCAGATTCAAGAATATATGGGCTATTTTCTACTGGGGCAGATGTAAAGTTTGAAGATACATTTACTAATCCACCACCAGAATAAGAAGAAATAGACTTTGTTTCTACTGAACCATCAGATAAAAGACAGCTTATTTTTGGATCGTCACTAATATCTGGTAAATTTGTAGCACCAGAATTATCTAAAGTTATTTGAGAAACAGTGGCAGCTTTTACTAAACCGCCTCGTCTTGTTGAACTTTTCACTCTATCTGCAATCCCAAGAATATCTCCAATTCTTAAAACAGAACCAGCAGCAATATTAGTTTCAAAAATTACTGTTTCAGTTTGATTTTGTTGCGTCTGTAAAAACCATTTTCCGACCCTTTGTGCTTGACCTCTTGAAGTTGTACCAAAAGTATTTATAGTCTTTGTTTGTGTACCATAATTTGTCTCAGCAGTACTATCCTTAACAGTCACATAATCTATCTCTTGTGTATTTAAGTCAAAATAAGAAACATTTATAACATTAAATCTAGTTTTTGAAGACGTACCCGAATATAAAAAATCACCGTTTAAAACATTTGAATTATTAAAAACATAATCAAAAGATAAAGCACTTGGGTTGTCGTGGTCTTTTGGTGCGTCTTGTGCAATTTTTATAGTACCTCCTTCATAATATGGAATAGCCCTCATTACAGAGCAAATATCTTTTATAAGTGCCATTGCATCACGCCTATTATTAATATTTACATTTATTGAAAAACGTGGTTCTTGTCCTCCATCACCATCATCTACTAAAGCAGAACAATAAGTACTGACACCATAAAACGTATAAGGATCTAATTCAGATTCAGGTAATCCGCATCCACTTGTGGTGTCTGTAAGAAGATCATATAAAACCCAAGCTGGGTCACTTGTCCATGCTTTATCAGTTTTAAAAGTACCGTTAAATGTTCCGCTATAAGTTAGTCTTCCATTCGTAAAATCTACTGTTGCATTATGTGGAATTTTTATAAGTTTTCCTCTTACTCTAAAATATCTAGCTGGTGTATTTGGAAATAATTCAGAGCTAAATCTTAATGCTGAATATGCAATATTAGGATAATTGTTTTGCTCTCTTATAATTTGTCTTATGTCTGCTAACCGCATTGTATTAAAAGTGTTATCATCTCCAACATCATTTGCTCTCTCAACACTTATAACAACAGGGAAAAAAGAACCTGATGCTCCAGAAGTATTAGTGTTATATCCAGTAAGTTCTCTTAAATCAATACCATAATCTCTGTTATAAGGATTAAAACTTTTTCCAGTTACGTTTTCATCTATAACAGTCTGTGATGATCCGTTATTAGGGTTGGCTTTTATCACTACACGAACTTGAGTTGAAAGTCTATTTCCAGTTTCCGTATCTAATTTAAAAAATTGATCAAATTTTACTTTGACTTGTACTGTATCCATGCGAACATCACTTATTGTTCCTGATCTTGCAGTAGCTGATCCCCCTACTGGAAAACTACATTCTTGCCCTTTATCTCCTGTTATAACTTCACTTCTTTGTTCTTCAGCCGCAAATAAAACTGTATTATTTGCTGTTCCATCTTGAAACTCAAATTGTAAGCGATCACTAGGGTAATTAAAATCAGAAGTGTTTGGACTTGTATTATCAGCATCAGCCTGTAAAACAGCAGTCTTATTTAAAAATAAATCTTTTAGAAAAGCATTTTTGTAAGCAGTACTTGTCTTATCAGTAATCCCAGCCTTACTTGCTGTCGCACTGCCCTCAATCTGGCCTTCCGCCAAGACATCAACGACAGTACCAAAATCAATAGATTTTAATTTTGTTGTTGGTGTAAGTTGCAAACCAGCAAAGAAAACTTCTTCGTATCCATTGCTTGTAATAACAAGAGTACCCATAGGTTAAACACCTCCTGTTTGATAAGTAGCTTGAAAACTATCTATTGAAGAACTAACAACAGTACTTCCTATTAAAATTTCACCATAAACAATATTAATTGGAACTCCTTGTTTTGAATTATTTAGAAGCCCTGTAAAGATATAACTAGGATCTTGAGGATCTTCTTGCCTACTTACATTAGGTTGTATTTGGCCAGATGTTAATAG